CAGATCGTTGGCGCTCTAGGCACCGATCCGACCAGCGTTGTGTTCCTCGACCAGGCCCGCGCCCGGCTGCTGCAAAAAGCCGGCTCGTACCTGTCCAAGAAGCGCGCTGCGTTGATTTCCTCCTCGATGCAGACCAACTCCATCAACACCCCGGTGACGTCACTGTTCCAACCGACCGACGCCATCACTGAAGCCTTCAAAGAGGGCTCGATGGGCAAGTTGAAAACCTTCGACATCTTCGAAGAGCAGAACCTGTATTCCCACACCGCCGGAACCTGGGCGGGCGCCATCACCATCAACGGCGCCGGCCAGTCCGGAACTTCGCTCGCGATCAACTGCACCGCCGGCGATACCTTCAACCAGGGAGACAAGTTCTCGGTTCTCAACATGAACTTCGTCAACCCGCGCAGCCGCCGGCCACCCGGACCGCTGACCCCGCAAACCTTCACCGTAACCCAGAACTTCGTGGGCATCGGCGCAGGCAACGCGGCCGACGTCCTGTCCATCCTGCCCGCGATCTATGGGCCGAATGGCGCAGACGCCAGCCAGTACCAGAACGTGGACGCACTGCCGGTCAACCTGGCGGCGCTCACGCTCTTCCCTGGCACGACCAACCCGAACGGAGCAACCGGTACAGTAGGCCTGGCGCTGACCCCGATGGCCTTCGCCATCGTCGGCATGCGCTTCTACCTGCCGAAAGCGGTGGAGGCCCGTTCACAGGCGGAAGACAAGGCCACTGGAATTCCGGTGCGCTACGTGAAGGCCTGGGACGCTTACCACTCGTTGCAGATCAACCGCTTTGACACCGTCGGCGGCTTCGGCAACCTCTACCAGGACAACGCTTGCGTTGGACTGTTGGGAGCCTAAAAGGAGAGTTCCGGCCAAGTGTGAATTAAAAGCTACACCACACCCCGGACACAAAAACCATGAAAAGAACTCTAAAAAACTCGCTGATTTTCTGCGGTTTGCTCCTGGCGGCTTCGCTGTCGTTTGCGCAAACTCACGTTGTTCCTTTCACCACGCTCTCGGCCGCGATCACTTCCTCGTCTTCGCAGCAGAACAGCTTCACCCTCACCTCGACCACCGGCATCACCGCCGGCAACACGATGCTCTACATCGAAGGCGAAGCCGACTTCGTCAACGCGGTGAATGGCACGTCGGTTTCGGTGACGCGCGGGCAGCCCAGCACACGGGTGGGCACGCACGCCAATGGCACGCTGGTCTGGTACGGACCTCCGAGCTATTTCCAGGCTCAGACCCCGGCCGGATATCCGTTTGGAAGCTGCACCCGCAGCACGTTGTTCGTTGTGCCGTACATCGACATCAACAACAACATCATTTCCGATTGCCTGGGCGGCGCCTGGGTCACCGGAGATACAGTGCCGCTGACGGTAAGTCCGTTTCGGGTGCTGGCGCCAAACGGCGGTGGAGTGGTTTACACCGGACTTGGTACGAGCACGGCCACCGTGGCGGGAACATTCTATTGCACCGAGATCGATCTTCCCTTCAACAAACTGTTGACCGGGCTCGGCAAGATGAACGGTGTAACCGCTACCACGGACAATCACCTGGTCGTGCTCTTGGATGCCAGCGGCAACGTGCTGGCATCGAGCGCAGTGGCCGGAGTGCTGGCCGCGACCGCCAGCACCTACCAAACGATCGCATTCACGTCGAAGTACTTCGCCGTAGGACCGGCGCAGTATTTCGGGTGCGTGCAGTCGAATGGCACCACAGCCACGCTGAACATGATCAAGACCGGAATGCAGGACACGTATCTGACGACTTCGAAGACCGGAGTTTTCGGAACGATTCCCACGAGCATCACGGCACCCACCACATTCACCACGTTGGTTGGGCCGTATCTGTTCGCGTACTAGCTTCGCCATGGGAGCGGGGAGAACCTGCCCTGCTCCCAACTTTTCTTGCAATGCCCATCAATGAATCCAGCCGCAAAGCTCCGCGCCAACGCTGGCCGCTTGAATTCGATATCGAAGGCGTGCCCCGCGACACCGCGACCCGCAAGCAGCTTCTAGAACAAAAGCAGCAGGAACAAAATCTCGAACCACTTTCCGAGGAAACAATGTCTCCAGCCAGACCAGTGCAAAACCATTTCAGCGTGGATGAGCCCCAGGGCCCGGCCATCACCGACATCAACAATCCGCCGCAACGCCGCTACAGCCCGTCCGACCCCAAAAACGAATTTCCCAAGATGGTCTATCACCACGAGACCGGACGGGTGTTGAAGGTCGCGAACGAAAAAGAGCAGAAGGCAGCGCTCAAGCGGGATTTCAGCTTCACGCCATCGCCTTCACACGATTATTCAAAGGTCAGCCGCGCGGGAATTGCAGCCGCAGCGAGTTCCGGGCCGAAGCGCGAAGAAGAGATGTCCGGCGAAGAGTTGGCGGCGCTCGACGAGGCCGACGGGAGCTAGTCAGTCATCACGCGATAGAAAAAGGGCCAATTGGAGGGCTTTTGGTGGGGCGCGACAGCTCCGATTTCCTTCAATAGTCTGGCCTGCTCCAAATAATCAAATTCATCGGTTCGGCTGATGATGGTCACCGGCTGATCGATGTCTAACTTCTCGGGCGGAATGTGCGTCCCTTTCGGGAACAGTGCGCTGCACCCGATGACCATGTAGCCGCGCCGATTGACCACCATCGCTAAATGCTGTTCGTTAAAGTGAGAGTCTTTCTGCAGCATCTTCCGAGAGTCTAAACCCCATGCCCAGCGCCCCTCCAGTTGGTACGGAAGTTCCTCTCAGCTATAGAGTCTTCGACATCGTGAACGATGCCTTCATCGAAACCGGTGCGTGGGCGCCAGGCGAAGAAGCGAACCGCAATCAAGAGGAAGCGCAGTGGGGTTTCCGCAAGTTCAACTACCTCACCGACATCTGGCAGGCGAAGCAGTTCTACGTTTTCTCCTACGCCTTCAACGCGTACACGATGAAGGCGAATCTGAACCCGCAGACCATTGGACCGAGCGGCACAGCGACGTTCTCGACCAACGGGCAGCCGCGCCCGGTACGCATCGAATCGGCGACGTTGCTGCTGCAGAGTTCCGCGGGACCGAGTTCCGCGAACCCTGGCCTGGTCGATCTAAAAATCAACATGCGCGACCGGCAATGGTGGGCGGACCAGTCGGTCAAGCAGATCCAGACCAACGTTCCGACCGATCTCTATTACGATCCCACCTCTCCGGACGGCTCGCTCTACTTCTGGCCCGTGACCAACTGCACCCGGCAAGTGCGCTTGCAAACCTGGCAGACGGTTTCGCAGTTCGTCTCCATCCAAGATCCCATCGGTGGACCAGGCGGGCCGGGAACGCTTCCTCCGGCCTACCGCGCGGCGCTGATGCAGACCTTGGCGGAGATGCTGCAGGCGGGATTGAATAAAGCGCCATCGGCTTCCCTTGCCAGTGCAGCGCTGCAGGCCCGGGCGGCGGTCTTTGGGAACAACGTGAAGAGTCCGCGGATCTCGACGCAGGATTGCGGAATGCCGCAGGCCAAAGCTTCCGGGCAGAAGCAGGATTTCAACTGGGCGTATGGGAACTATCCGGGGGGCAGGCCGCAGTAGGCATCCATTTCACGTCGATGCCTGCGACTTGGGTGAGGTGAACTGTCATCACTCGATAACGTCGCGGCGGTTCGACGAAGTTCACGCTGCCAATCGAGAATTGGTCTCCCGGCTTCAGCATGTCTCCGCTGCTTGGAATCACGATCTTCGACGGGAAGCTCCACGCTCGGCCGAGCGGAATGGCCTGCTCCAAAGCGATCCCGGCGATGCCGGCGGAGAAGAGTGCGAGGAAGTTGCGGCGGTTCACAAGTCGGCTCCGAAAAGATTGGCGATAAACATGCCCGCGATGGTCAACGTTGTCACCAGCAGCATTTGAAGCCAGCCGTTCAGATTGAAACTCAAGGTCGCAACCACAGTGATTAGAACAGCCGCAAGAAAGACCGCGTGCTTCATGAGGACATTCTAGCAATGCCCGGCAACTGGGGCTTCTGTGGCCCCACCTACGTCTCGCAAAGTCCCAACGTGGACGACGAAGACGCGATGAACTGCTACTGCGAACAGTCCGGATCTCCGAACGCCAAGACGCCGATCGCGCTGCTCCACACCCCAGGCCGGAAGATCTTCGCCTCACTCGCCGGCGAGAGTTCGGTCCCGTCGATCTTCTTTTTGAACGGACGCTGCTTCGCTGCCTCCTCCCATCTCTATGAGCTGAACGCCAGCGGGAACGTGATCGCGAACTACGGCTCCCTGGGCGCTGCTCCGACCAGGCCGACCATGATGACGGCGAACCAGATCCAGCTCGCCATCCTGAACAACGGCAATCTTTTTGTGCTGACCTTTCTGGGGGCGATCACCGCCGCCATCATTCACGCCGGCGCAGCGGGGACAGGCTACGCGATCGGAGACACCGGAACCATCAATGGAACCGGAGCGACCTATCAGGTCACGGGAACCGGTGGCGGCGGCACGGTCACCAGCTTCATTTTCACCCCGGGCTCGGGCAACGTCGCCGGAAACGATGTTGCGACCGCCGTGCTCACCGGATCCGGAGACGGAACTTTCGCGGTGGACGTCACCGCGGTTGCCAACAATTCTCTTTACCAGGTCGTCGCCTCCCAGTTCAACGGCCCGATCAATCAGATCGGCTTCCTCGACGGCTACGTTGTCGCCACCATTCAGAACTCGCACACCTTCCAGCAATCGAACCTGGAAGACGCCACAGTGTGGAACGGGCTGAACATCGCCACTCTCTCTTACTTCCCGGACAACATCGTGTCGATGTCCTGCTATGCGCGGGTGATCAAGTTCTCTTCCGGGAAAAAGTCGGTCTGGTACTACAACGGCGGCGCGGGCTTCCCCGTTTTCATTCCGATCCAGGGCGCGTTCTTCGAGGGCGGATCGTGCGCCGCGTTTGCCGACTCGGTCACGGCGAATAACACAGCCGTTTGGCTTTCTCAAGATGATCGCGGCTCGCTGGTCGCCATGCTCTCAAACGGTTTCGCCGGGCAAAGGATTTCGACGCACGCGGTCGAGCTGGCCTGGCAGAGTTACGCAACGACTTCAGATGCGGTGACCTGGAGCTATCAGGAATACGGTCACACCCAGATCATCTTCGATTTCCCCACCGCAGGCACGAGTTGGGGCTACGACATGCTCACCGGCTACTGGCACAAGCGCGCGTTCTGGGTTCGGGCCAACGGCACCTACATCATGGACCGGGCGATCTGCCACGCGCTGGCCTTCGGGATTCACCTGGTCGGGGACTGGGCGTCGGGCAACATCTACCAGCTTTCGTCTCAGTTCTGCACCGACTTTGGGAACGCCATTCGCGGCTACCGCCGATCGCCGACGCTCTCGATCGCGAACAAAAAGGTTTATTTCTCGGAGATCGAATTCGACGCCGAAGTTGGGCTGGGAGTCTCCGTCGTGGATGCCGCGCTGTGGCTAGCGGTGCAAGGCGTGCTGCCGCTGATCGATGGAGACGGCAACGCGCGGCCGCCGCAACTCATGCTGCGCTGGTCCGACAATGCCGGGAAGACCTGGTCAAACACCTACTTCCTGAACGTCGGGTCGGTTGGGAACTACGACGCGCGGGTGATCAAGCGGATGTTGGGTGCGGCGCGGAAAAGAGTTTGGGAAGTCAGCTGGACCGATCCCATCCCATGGCGATTCGCGGATGCGTACGTGACCGCGGAGCCGCAGAGCCGATGAGGACGCGATTGGCACCCGTAGGGCCAGTTGTTCCTGGTTGCCCCAACCGGAACTCCTTACCAATCGCGTCACGCTGAATTATAAGCATGCCCACCACTCCCTATCTTCCACCGCCGCCGACGACGCAGGGGTCCGCGCTCTCGGCCACCGATCACGGGTGGCTGCTGATCGTGCAAGGCCTGCAGCCGCTCTACGAAGTCGATACCTCGAAGGGCAGCTACACCGAAGCTGTGCCAGCCGCGGGCGTGGCCAGCTCCGGACAGACGGCGCAGTGCAAAGAGATCACCTACGTCAAGACTTCGGCCGACGGGAACACTTACACCTTGACCGGAGTGAAGGGCGGAAATCTCATCCTCACCGCACAGTACAGCACCTTCAAAATCAAGTCGGACGGGACGAACTGGTATCTCGATAGCCCTGCTGTTGGCGGCGGAGGTGGGGCGGTGAGTTCGGTGTTTGGTCGCGCCGGGGCAGTGGTAGCCGAGAATGCTGACTATAGCGCCTTCTACGATGAATCGGGAGCCGCAGCCGCCGCGCAAGCTGCAGCCGAAGCAGCGAGTGATCCAGCGGGATCGGCTGCAGCCGCCCAATCCGCGGCTGAAGCAGCAAGCGATCCTCTGGGTGCGGCCACAGCGGCTCTCGCGGCGGCAGAAACCTACGCCAATTCGGTCAACACTTCAGGGACGGCAGCAAATCTTTCCGGCACGCCCGCGTTGCCAAACGGGACGACGGCTACAACTCAAGCCGCTCTAAACAATTCCACCAAGCTTGGAACAACGGCATATGCGGACGCGGCGGTTGCCGTGGAAGCAACGGCGACAACGACAGCAATCGGAGTTGAGACGACGCGCGCGCTTGCCGCGGAAGCTCTGCTCGCCCCGCTCTCCGGGAGTGCGTTTTATACGGGCAACATCACCAGCACGCAAACGGCTGTGGCACCCGGAGTAAGTCCCGCCACGGCTGGCTTTGAACTCTGGCAGAACACCACGCCAACGGTCACCGGTGCGGCGACCACTGTCGCTCTAAGCACGACTGTCGCGCCGACCAATCCGAGCGGGAACATTTGGGTGTACACGCTGGCAGCCGCGGAATCGGGCGCTGGTTCAAACGGCTGGGCTAAGGCCTCCGCCGTCTTCTCCGGCTTCACGGGCACTTCAACCGGGAACAACGGCACCTTCATTATCACCGCGTCGACGACGACCACGGTCACGGTCACGAATCCCACGGGCACCACTCTGCACGCGGGCACGCCGGTGATGATTTCCTCCGCGGTAGTGAACAGTCCGATCTTGGAACTTGCCGGAACGGTCAACACCGGCACAGCCGGAGCGTTGGCTTCGAGCGCAGACACCTGGTCCATTCAAAATGTCATCGGCTCTTTAGTTCCAAATCCTACAAGCACCCTGACTTTCACTCACACCGGTTCGTCGGGCACCGCAGCGCTGGCCGTGACCAATTTGAATGTTACGACCATCACCGCTCCAACCAACATGGTGCTGAACGCAGCCAGTGGGGAAATCGTGTTTGACACAGGCGGGACCAACAATTTCCTGATACAGGGCACCGCATTCAGGGCTGGCAGCCTTTCTATCATTGGGTTTTCTAGCACAGCTATCCCAAGTGGGGCTGGGACGGACACGGGGATGTCTCGTACAGCCGCGGGCGTAATGGCTATCGGAAATGGTGCTCAAGGCAGCACGACGGGTGCCATCGCACTCACCACCATCCAATTCACCGCTTCAGCTTCGGCCCCGACTAGTGCAGGCACGGCAGGCACTGCGGGTCAAATTATTTATTTTAGCGGCCTCGTGTACTTCTGCTCGGTCACCGGAGCAGCGGGCGCGGCGACGTGGAACAAGCTGAACATGACCGCAGTCTGATGGAAGACGCGATCCGAGCGCTCGAGCAAATGTATCGGGAGCCCCGCATTGCGGGAAAACTTCCTGCGCCTGGCGATGCCTGCAAAATCTTCCGCTCGCGAGACTACCGGGCGATCCGCGAGCTGGCCA